CGCGTTTAAATAGGTCCGTGAATTTTGGTGAGATTCTACTCAGACGTCCATACGTCCTTAGATATCTTATACAGTCGTAGACGGTGTTATGCCATAGAGAGTCTTATAGATTGTTGGTGGATTCATATACCCAAACAATGAAAAGTCATCCCCAGCGGCAACGTAAGTTCGCAACCATAAATATGGAGTACTGGAGGACGCTAGGGTTGCTTCCATTGAAAACTGTACTGCGTCCGTGTCCTGCCCATACCGATTGGTATAGAAGGTCGTATCTGCCCTCGCTTTCGTTCCCAAGAATAAAGGGTTGGCTGGCATCATACGCTGCATGGCGTAATGTGGCACCGTGGCGGAAACTCCCGTTTCGGTCACTCCGTCACACACTGCTATCCCAGAAGTACCATGCGGCATGACTGTCATAGCTGCATAGCTATCACTGGATGGATGCAACGAATAATTGGTCTCCACGTACGTTGCCTTTGTATTCGATCTACTGATAGTGACGCTCGCGGTTGTCGTGAAACCGGAAATCGGAGGTGGTTGTACTACCTTCCAATTTATTGACCCACGCCATCCAGTATAACATGGCGCCATCCAATGCAAGAAAGACATCGGAAGGAAATTGACATTAGCCACAGTCGGTGTTGCGGTCACATGTTCAGTTGTGGAATTACCTAGTGAGGTGCGCAACGTTGGTGTCCCCGCCCCCGGAAACGGTGGAAATCTACCAATACTCCGAGTGAAGTACCCCCAATCATTCCCTCCTATAGGAGACCATCCCAACGTTAGGGATGGACAGTACCTATGTAGATATGGCCGAATCGATGGTATAGACTCACCCACGGTAGATAGAGCATGATGGCGAGAAGGAGCTGCCTTCATACTCACCGTGGTTCCCCCATCAGTGGCTGGCTCCACTCCATCCTTTCCCTGGATAGCCTGCGAACCCAGATTGGTCACCATTGCGTAGGAAGCGCCAGGTGCAGTCGCGAAATTTATGTCACGTGGTCCGCTAACCTCGAAATCATCCCCAACTGAAGTCCACATGAGAATGTTGACAGGTTCTGTGGTATCAGTTCCTGTCAGTCGAGATTGAACCTCCAGATACACAATACCATTGTTGGTTTGCGCACTAGACGATAAACTCGCCAAACTTGAGCCGAACTTGGTATAATATCCGGCCATAACGGCAGGAAAGTCGGTTGCACACCATGGATATGGTGCTGCAAAAGGCACCACGAATTCGAAGCTGTTTGTTTCTCCAATATCGAATATTTCCGAACGCAGAACACCTTCACCTACCGGGTAAACTGTCGTCGTGCCAACTGATTGATAACACGGGTCCCACATCACCTTGAGTCGTCCTCGGTACATTATCGGTGCTACAATCTGGAATCGGAATTTGATTGTTCCACGCCAATATGAGAAAGCGGCGCAGATATGCGCCGCAGGAGTTCCTTGGAAAGCATTGTAATTGTGAGATCCAGAAGAACCAAGCAACGAAGCTGCATGCCAAAGTTCGGGAGTGACTACTGAAGCCCACAAAAGTGTGCCCGACGTCTGCGAGGCCATCCATTGATATTGATCGATAAAGCACTCCTTGGTGACAAAATTCCTTATCACCATATCATCTGTACCATCCATACCAACTGTTCTCGGGTCCACATTCACCTCATTCTTTGGATCGATGCTCAATTTTGGTTGTTGGACTCCAATCCCTGGACATGCCAGTCCCGGTAGCGATTCCTGCTTCATCACTCTGATGTTATCAATGACTGCTGGATTCCCGAAGCCCCATGCGCGCGCTAGCTGCCCCAATTTGCCGACCACCATCTCAGTTGGTCGCATGAAGGGCTCTAGCATAGGAACTCTAGACAATGCTCCAGCTGCATCTGCCACAGCAGAGGCTGTAGCCGAAACTGGCTGGAGAGCATACTCGTCAAGCCCCTGCACTAACATCGTGGATCCAAACAATTTCACATCCTCAGCCCACGCATACACCGTAATAGTTATGGGATTTCCAGTCGCAGTCCCAGCCACTCTCAACGATGTTAGTGATTCCATCGTCAATTGACCCATCTCATCTGTATCAGAATACACCCCTCCTGTTGCAGATAAAGAAACAGGAGAAATGTGATTCTTATAATGGATAAATGGTAGAGTCATCTCCGCACCCTCACAAGTATGTGGGTACAACATGACTTTGTGCCGTGTACTTCTCGCCATCATGCCAGACGCGCTAAACGTTGATGGTAAAAATGTTTGATCAACCAAACCCCCAGAGAAATCAAATTCTTGGTTCAATTCTCCGGTGGCTTGATTTATAGTACTCGAGCACAATGGTTTCCAACTAACCATCATAGCCCCATACTGATACGGGGAGCCAGAAATGATGAATTTCAACCGCAATTTGCACTGTAATTTCCCAAACCCCTTAACCTTGTTATAGATCGCTGGGGTTTGGAAAAAGACTGTCCATGGGTTTGAAACTGAGTACATCTGATTCCCTTCCGCCCATGAATAATTTCCGAGTTTCACAGGCCGAGCAAGAAAAGAAGCCAAGCTCTCAACTTGGTCTCCCATTCCCGCTCCAAAAGACTCGTCCTCAACAGAGAACGAATCAACAACCTCCCCCGATTGGAGGTCTTCAAATTTTACGAATTCAGCAGGACATGTTTTCCA